GTTCCCGGCTTCGTTGACTTTTGATTTAGGTTTATTCATAGATTGTTAGCTGCCTCGCGGTGCGTCCATCACCCACACGATGTCAGACAGTCGCACATCCACGCCTCGGTCGGCAGGATAGGCGATTCGGTTGGCCTCTGGCTGTTCGTCCATCGGCTTGATATGGAGATGCACCCATTCCTTGTTCAGCACTTTCGCAAATGAGAAGTCTATCACTTCCCCAGTGCGAAGTTTCATGGCGTAGTCGAATGGGTCTTGGCACGCCTTAGCGAGAGCCGCGCTGCCAGTCAAGATTTCGATTTGTGTGCGTTCCTCGTTTTCATAATGTTCCAGTGATTTCATAAGTTAGAAAAAAACAACTGTGCAGCTACGATCCATTTTACGGCATTGGCCCAATAAGCCGCACTCATTTTGCCCCTTGCAATGTTCGCCAGATGCCGCGCCTTGAAGGATTTACGCCTAGCCTTCGTTCGCGCAGATTCGCCGGGTTTCGGCTTTCCAGCGGTCGAAGCCCCCTGCTGTCCGAAACGGATTACCTTGGCTTCTCCACCTGCCCTTGCCAGCACCACATGACTTTTCGTGGGGTGGCTGGGCGTGCGCTTTGGCTGGTTGTAGCCAGACAACCCCAGCTTTTTCATGATCGGCTTCTTGTCCATACACCATCATTTTTTGGACTTCTTTGGCGGAATGTCAACTGGTTTGAGCGCAGCAGCTTGGCTTTTTTTGTGCAGAGCAATCATTGCGACCTTTAGTTCGTCTCTGCTTTTCCGATGTTCCGAGGTCGCAAGACGGGTGCGTTGCAGCAGCATGACTGCGAATGGATTGGCGGCGTGGCTTGCGATTGCGTCGGAAGCGGCGGTGCCTGCCCGCACTGCGGCGTCGAGCAGGGCGTGGATGTCTTTGAGGCTGCTCATATCAGGTTGGTGATTGCGCGGATGATTTCTTCGGCGACTTGCGGGACGATCGCGTTTCCCAACCCGCGCAGGCGGTGTGACCGATGGGGTATCCCATGAGCCACTCGACCCATGCCGGATTCAGCGAACCAAGCTGCTTCGTCGGGCCATGCGCAGCAACATTTAGCGGGATTGTTGCTAGATTCCATTGGCTCGGCCCCGCGCAGTTCTCGCCGTCCTGCGCTGTCGGCGTGGGCCACATCTTCACCTTGTCCGCCAGTGCTGTTGTTATCGGCCTGCCCGTTGCGGCGCCGTGCGGCTTGCTCATGCCGTCCCATTCCGTCCCGTCCGCGTTCACGATGTCCCCGCTTTCCGTCGTCTTGTTCGCTTGCGGCGTGGGCCACATCCTGACTTGATCGTTGAGGTTCTGCGACCATCCCTGTTCCCGTTTTCTCGTCGCTCGAATCCCATTCGGATCGTCCCCGCTGCGGAAATCCCGCGCTTGTGGTGTCGACCAGAGACTTTCTTGCGATGATCCAAACTCGGTCGCGTCGGTGTCTGGCATCGACGGCACAAGCCGGAATAACAAGCGGCCACGCGGAGTAGCCGAGGCTTTCCAAGTCAGAAAGGATATTGTCGAGTTCCATCGTGACGATTCCAGCAACGTTCTCACCAATGATCCAAGTAGGCTTGGCTTCCCTAATAACTCGCAGCATTTCCGGCCAGATCGCTCGGTTATCTGCCTTGCCGAGTCGCTTCCCGGCGACACTGAAAGGTTGGCAAGGAAATCCACCTGTGAGCAGGTCGACTCCGGCGTAGTCGGCTCCGTTGAGGGTGAAGATGTCATCATGGAGTCGCGGGGCTTTTGAATCACCGTTGCAAGGCTGCTGCTGTGTGCGGCTTGATTGTGATTCGCACCCTGAGCGTGGTGGTCGCGTGGTGCTGGCGTCGGCCAGAACCGCGCCAAACCGTTCTTTGAGGATTTGTTGTGCATATGGTTCTCTTTCGCAAAAGCCGATGGTTGTATAACCGCAGGCTTGCGCGGCTACGCAAAAACCTCCGATGCCTGAAAAAAGATCAAGGTGGAATTTACTCATCTCCCCATACCCTCCCTATCCGCTGCCATCGTAGCCGCAGCGAGAGCCTTCTCGGCGTAGGCGCGCACCTCAACACTGTCAGGCTTCTCCAGCGCCCACCGGAACGCTCCCTCCCACTCTTCGGAACTCACTCCGTCTGGCAGAGCAGCGCGCACTGCATCCGCAAATTGATTGGTGAGCGTGTGCATTTCCTCGGCAAGCTCGGCGTCAGTCATTTGCGGAAAAGCGGGTGAACTGCGGACGCCAGTCGAGTTCGATCTCCACACCAGACGGCGCGGATCGCGCAGCACCGACGCGCACAGTGCGCTTGTCCTTTTCGTCGCCCTCCAAGAAAAGCACACAGTTTGCGTCCTGACCGAGTGCGCGGCTTTCGCGCAGTTTTCCGTCCTCGTTTAGCTGTGAGAGCAGGATCACCGCGCAGTTTGCGAACCCGGCAGCGCGTTTCAGCGTCGAGGAAATGCTGGCAACCTCGCGCTCCCGGTTGTCGTTTCCTTTGCGGATTCCCTCTGTGAGCTGTGCGTAATCCACCACAGCGAGCGCAGGCTTTCGGCGGATGATCTCGGCGGACATCGCGGCGACACTGCCTTTTTTCGTGATGATGTCCACAGGCCAGTCCCGCATCCGCGCCACACAAGACTCCATGCGCGCCAACTCGGAGCTATCCTGCGATGTAAACTGCATTTCGTGGCGCATCCGCATCCGCATCTTCATCGAGCGGATGTCCACGCGCGCCTGACTTGCCAACATCCGTTCGGCAGTCTGCACTCCCGTCATCTCGAGCGAGAACACCAAGCACCGATTGCCGCCGGCAGCGACGTTTTCCACGATGTTGCCTGCAATAGCCGATTTTCCTCCCTTGGTTTCGGCTGCTATCACGATCAGATCACCCCTCATGAACGGTCCCGCTACCGGGTCCAGGCCGAGGCCAAATTCGATCACGTCGGGACTGGCCGAGTGACCCTCCAATTCCAGCACCGCCTGCTTGAGAAAATAGGCCAGGCTGGTTTCCTCGCGATCCGGCTCCACGCTCACGGCGTCCAGTTCAGCGCGAGCGTTGGCAAGATTCTCTTCAATGTCAGCGGTGAGGTCGAACGCGCTGCCTGAAAGCCGCTGCCCGAGTTTGTAGAGGCGCCTGGACGCCTCGCAACGCATCAGCGCGCCGATGGTGGCTGGAAGCGCGTGCATCGGTGAGGATTCAGAGAAGATGGTTTGCAACGCGGTTTCCTCAATGGTTGACCCCATCTCGCGTAGTCGGATCGCCAGCGAGCGGAAATTGAAGGGCTTCGCCTGCTGCCACATCTCCATCAGCGCGGTGAAAACCTCCCGGTGATGATCGTAGAAATGGGCTTCGGTCACTCCCGAGGTCGAGAGCAGCGCCCCGGCTTCGGTCAGATTGTTGCGGAGCGCGCTGAGAGCAGCACACTGGGATTCTTCGGCGTGGCGGAGGAATGATGGTGTCATCTGACTGAGGCTTTAGGTTTTGGTTTCTCGTTGCGTTGACTTGGAAGATAGCCCGCGCTTTTCCATGATCGAATCGTCATCTGCCAATCTTTGATTGCAGCGGTTCCGTTTTTCCATCCGTTCCCCTCCCACTTGTAGAAGCAGGAGTCGCCGTCAGACGCGGGAAGGCCAAGCTCTACGCAGAATGAACGAAGGTCTTGGATGGTTCCTTTTGCTTTGGAAATACTCTGGCCGGATGCTTGAAGCATTGCTTGAGTAGAATTTAAGCATTGCTTGTCTCCTTTCTTGTCTTGTCTTGTCTTGTCTTTTCCCCTCCAACGGGCCTCCGCTGCTTTTTTAGCCCGGTCAGCAAAAGTCTGGTGATAGGCGTTGTGGTCATGCCAGTCGTGAATTTCCATTCCGTCCATGAATCCAAGCTCTTGTAATGCTTCAAGCATTGCTTGAGCATCATCCGAATATCCTAAAAGCATCGCCAATTCCTGCGCGGAATAGTCTGCAAAGTTTCCGTCTGGCTGATTCTCTGCTGCGTAGCTCCAAAGGCGAGGAGGAAGCCAAAAGGCAGAGTCGCCAATTCTGGCCCGTAGCCTCATGGTTTTCCGGTGTGTCCAGAACGATGTTTGGACTCGAATAAATAGGCTCATGACAATAAAAGCCCGCCACCGGCACTGGTAGAAAGTCCTGAGACTGGCAGTGTTGGCCCGGTGACGGGAAAGTTGGTTGGTCTCATAAGGAAAAGCCGCTTTCTACTTCGGCACCTGAGTTATACTTGTGTTTGAGCCGATTGCAAGCGGTTACTCACGGCAGTTTGGCAGCGAGTGCCAGAGCAGCGTGAGCCTGCTCCGTGTCTGCGCTGCTATCAGCATACCTGATGCAGATCATCAGAGCCTTGGTAAGTGCCTTTCGAGCGGCTTGCTCGACGTCCCGCTCGGCTACTGCCTCATCCCGCTGGCGCTCAAGGTTGTGTGAGTGCGCGAGGATGTTGCGGCTTTTGTCAGCCCAAACAGCATCCGTCTCCGGCGTAGCACGCTCGGCGGTTAGCTTGGCGGTGATTTGTGGATTGGTCATACTCCGCACAGTCCGGTGCAATCGTTGCCGAAAAGCTCTCCTTGGCCTCGTTCGATGTCGGTAGACAGATCAACCTTGTCTAGCGGTATGCAAGAGTTGTGCAGATACGGCACGCCGCGTCTAGTATCGTCGTGTTCATGCGCTGCTTGTAGCTTCCGTTCAAATGCTATCGCACCTGCAAACTCCTCTGGCTCTTCATTCTTTAGTCGTGTCCATTCTGCGTCTGAGTGAAATGGGCAGTAAACACACGCAGATCGCGGCGGTTTAGGATAACCATTCCGCTCCATCCATCGGAGGCAGTCGTGGCGCTTCATTCCTAAGTCAATAAGCGGCCATCTGTGTTCGACCCATTTATCCCTGCTTGGCTTCATACGGTGCGCTTCGTCTAGAGAGATTCCAATCCACTGTATAACTCCTATAGTCTTTTGCCCACGCTTGATTCCAGCTATCTTTCGAGACTCGCGCAACAGCATTGCAACCTTGAAATCAGCCGTGCATGACCTTCCAAGAATACCTCTGGTTCCGTCCTTCTTGTTCAGCGTGAACGCCGGGATGATTGTCTGCACCCGTGTTCCTGATCGGGTTTTTCTATTGTGTATTTTGAGACTAGCTTCTGTTAAACTCCCGCGAGTTACGCGCACAATAGGAAAAGGAAACGGAGCGGCGTTTATCAGCCCTTCCAGAACGTCTAGCCAGCGCATGACGCTTGCTGGTTCTGCCTGTGTGTCAGCAAAAACCGCTGCTGTAGGGTGCGGCGTGATCTCTCCATGGGCTGCCATCAGCGCCATCGTGCTGCTCTGCACGCCAGCACCTAGGCTAATGATGTGTATTGGGTCAGGCTTAAGTGTCAGAGCGTGCAGGTCGTCCATGCGTTTAGTTTGCACTGCCGTCATCGGCTCGGTGGCGTGCCATAGGTTCGCAAGGTGGTCGTATTCTTTTTGTTCGGTGGTTGTCATAGATCAAAAGTAAAGCTCACGCGAGCCTCCATCCTGGCGCAGGCGCACCGTGTCCACGGCGACGGCTAATGTAGCCGACGCGCACAATGGCACCCTGCCTTGCGAGCGCGAGATAGACAGGCCCGAAAGCACGGTCTGTATGCGGGACGATGTTTGCGGCCTTGCATGCGTCGGTGATGTCCTCGCCAGAGACTATGCCTTTGCCAGCCATCCATTGCAGCGCGAACGCCATTGCGCGTTCCTTAAACACCTCGCCTGCGTTGCGCTCTACTGTTTCCAGTGCGGAGTCTCGCTCGGCCTGCCAATCGAATAGCGTGGTCATTGTGCGTCCTCCCTGTTTGCCCATAGCAGCATGTGTTCGGCAGTCACCGTGGTCATGCCGTAAGTTTGCCGAATAAGATATGTGACACCCATGCGCCTCACAAAATAAGCTAGGTCTTTGTCGGTCACTTCCTTTTCTGGCACGCGGAGCTTCGCGGCTATATGCGCCTTTACCCATCGCCATAGGTCTATGCGCGAAACAGCCTTTCTCTTCTCGTAGTTGCTTGCGTATTCGTCGATGGCATCCATGAGCGGAGCGCCCTTGTGGGTGTTCTTGTAGATTTTCACCGGGCGTGGCCCTTTCCGTAATAAGGATAAGCATGTTTCTCCTCATCCTCTGCGTTGGTAGATAGCAGCAATGCCACAGGCTCACTGCCTTCCGGTGCTGGCATCCTAGCCATCTTTGACTCACTCACCACACAGTCGCAGATCGGTCGCTCCTTGTGGTCAACACGGAGCTTGGCGAACTCGTTAGCCTTATCGCGCTCGGTGAACATGTCGCCAAGTTGCGTCCATGTGTAAGAGCCGTGAGGCCGCTCCCAGACGATGAAGTAGCTCCGAAGAGGTGGGAGTGACGCTTGGTGAGCGTATAGTTGTTCTGGTGTTTTCATAAATGTAGTCAGATGGTAAATGGTCATTGTGCGTCCTCCATCATCCGCGATAATGCCAAGACGGATCAGGAACGCCGTTGAGCATCGCGTTCAGTTCGCGGATCTCGCGCTCCAGGTCTGCGATGATTAGGTCACGCGTCTCGACCATGCGCCGAAGTGATTCGGCGCGCTCTTGTAGTTCTTCGCTCATTGTTCTTCTTCTTGTTGTTGGTTCATAAAGTCTTGTGCCCATTGCTGCTCTTGGCTCATAAAGTCCCGTGCTGCTGACTCGCCCTGACAAGTAGCGCAGTCCTCGCCTCCACACATCCTGTCTCGGCAGCGATACACCCTGCGCTTTGGGTTGGCCTCGCCTCTGGTTTTCTCGGCTTGGTCTGCCCACCACGATTCATTGTCTTGGTCGCTCATAATTGTTTCCTGTTTTGTTACTTGGTTTATAATGGTTTTCACGGGTAATTAATGGTTATCTCCGTCCTCTCCTCTTCGCCTTTCTCGGCTTTGCGTTGGCTTGTTTCAATTTTGCAGACTCCCGGCGCGTCCGAAGGTATGAGTCCAGAGTATCGGCAAAGGTCTGTGTGATATTTGGAAACAAGGTTGTCCTCATCCAGGAGTCGTTTTCTGACGCTCTCAATGCGGATGAGAATACGGTCGCCAGTTCCGCTTTGAACTTGTGCCTCGACCAGTGTTGCATTGCCAGCAGTGCGTTGAGGGATGGGAGTTTTCCCGGTATCGTTAGTGTTATGGTTAGCATTTGGTTTAAGGGTTGGCTCGCGGTGCATGCAGCGCCGCATTGCGTCGGTCATTTCTACTGGTATCATGGGGCGTCGTTCCCTCTTAGCTCTTCCACCCATGCGCTGGCGTCTGGCACATCCTTCCACGCCTTCGCGCCTCGCTCGGCCATGAGTTCTAGCTGTCCTTTGTTTGAAGCTTCCCAGACCATGAGCATCCTCGGAATTAGAGCCAGCACGACATCAATGTCTTTTGGTAGTCCGTGGTTGTGAAAATTCATCCAAGTTCCATCGGCAAGTTCGCCGCCTAGTTCTAGTTCGCAGCTTTCTGCACCCTTCCATTCTGACACTGACACTTCTATTTGGATTCCATCTTTCCCTTGATTAAGGGCGCAGGATGTAGGTGTCGCAAACCGCTTATATAAGCAGCGAGCGTATTGCTTAAACTGGTTAGGGTATTCCTTCCAGCCTTGTTCTAGTAGAGTTTTGCAGATCATTTGAAAAAGTGCCGAGATTCTTCCGCTCGGCGTCGGAGTTGATTTGGGTTAGAAGTCTTCCGGTGAAGACTTGCTGATTGGCTGTGGCTTGCCTTGCGCTACCGCTCTTGCTGACTGCTCACGGCGAACGTCAGTGCGACCCATAGCTGCCTCGGCATCATCGTCATCTGGTGCGATACCAGCGACAGCCGAAAGGCCGTATCGGCGAGCGTAGGTGATGGCGCTGCCGAGTCCCTGTGGATCGTCCTTGGTAGGGACGATGTGCAGCTTCTCGCCGATGAACTCACCGCTGGCGTGAGTCAGCACAGTCTCGACGTAATACCCTGCTTCGTCTTTGCCTGGCAGTTGCACGACGGCCAGTCCGTTTTTTGTCAGCGGCTCGCGGCATGCGTCCCAAATGGAAGCTAGGTCGGCATACCTTGACTTAAAGTGCGGATTGGTGCTGTCCTTTTTAGCTGCACCCATTGTTGCTTGCGCCTTGGAAAGCGAGCAAGCAAGAGCAGCGATGGAGTCAGAGCGTTGCATATCAGAACGGGATTCCGTCCTCGTCGCCCTTGCCAAATGACACCGGTTTGCGCGGTGCTTCCTCTTTGGGCTTGAAGGCAAGCGACAACCACTTGTCGCCTGACTTAGTTTCTTTGATCCATCCAGAAACCCAATACTCGACGCCGCCAATAAGCGCGGTTCCGTTGCGGTCAGGATGCGTGTCTTTCTCTTTCTTCGAATTAACGAAGAGGGAGCCGCTCATTTCTTTCATTTCGTAGGCCATATTACTTTGTATCTAGTTTGTTGTCATCGGTCTGCCCGGATGCGGTTGCAGGTTCTTCCTGCCAGAAATCGTCTAGTGGTCCAATCGGTATATTGACCAAGCCAGTCAGCGGCATTGGCAGTTCGTCTTCCCGCAGTCGGCGCATCTCGGCCAACATGTCAGCAATATCCATTTCGAGCCGTGCGCGTAGTTCTTCCGCTACCTCGCGGTCGAGGCGGCGTGGTAGCTCTTCAGATGGCAGGGATGCGCTCATCTACCTGCCTCCTGCCGCACTTTGTTGGCCGCGTGACGCTCGGCTGCTCCTACGTCTGGCAGCATGTGCTTGAGAGGATTTAGCGGGCCGAGATACCGGTAGCCCTCGGCGTCTGCTTGTGCCAGGCGCGCAGCTTCGGGGGACCGCATGTCCTCGTCCTCTTGCATCGCCGCCATCGCCATCTCCCACGCAGTCACTTCAAACCTCCTAGCGTCACTGTATATTCGCGTTCAACAGTTTCACCCCAATAGCTTTTTGTTCCTGCTACTAATGGAACAGACTCGCTGTCTTTGTCAGCACAGCCTTGACAGATTTTTACACTATTGCGTTTGATGGTTGCACGTTGTCCACAGTCGCAAATTATCCTCGTAACATTATCCCTAGAAGGTGAGCGTAAAGTCATTTGAACATCTCCGAGATGATTTGACAAACTTGCTTGCCGTTTTCCGTGCTAGACAAGGACCAGACCAGAGTTGCGGTGGCAGTCAACAGAGCAAGCGTAAGAATCTTGCACCGAAAAAACGCTGCCTCGCTTTCAATTCTTTCTGTGTAGCGTTGAAACCTGCGGTCATCTGCTTCTTGGCGCTCTGCTTCTGTGTCTCCCCACGGTGAGTTGTTTTTCATTTTAATTTAGGTTTTTGTTTTGCTGTTGGCTTTGCGTTAATTGCTGCCGCTAGTTCGCGATTAACGAGTTGCGTCAACGAAGGTGTGAATGGGTTTTTGTGATAGAACGAAAGCAGCTTGTCTGCGATGTATCCTTGAATACGAACTTGGCGGGCGTGGCTCATTTGGTGTGGGGCAAGATGGGGCAATGTGGGGCATCTGTCAAAATAAACTTTGGGCTTTCCTGCATTTGGTTTGCAAGTCGCTATTCCTCAACGCTTTACGCGAAGCTATTTTCTATCCGCCCACAGCAGCAGTCCGGCAATTGCGAGCGTTGCGACGGCCCAGCAGATCGCGCATCGGGACGGATTCAAGGCTGCGACCTCACCGCGATCCAGACGATCCAGAGAAAAATGACGAGCCCGATGAGCGCGATGAACGAGACGCCGACAGAATAGGAGTCGGCCAGGATCATAGATTTTCGTCCAGCAGGCGCAAAATGCCGAGCCAGTTCTCTTTGGTCTTAAAATAGATTTCCATCGTTGTCGCGCCTCCTTTTTCGTTCATCAGATATACGTCGAGTCCGTAGAGAAGCGTGTCGTCTTTGTAGGCGTAGTAGCCCTTGAAGTCAATCTGGTTGAAGGTGAACATTACATAGTCATTCACATAAACCTTGACGCGCCCGTTGAAGATTTTGAATCCGTATCTTGTCTCGTTTGTTTTTTTCATTTTGTCCATCTCACTATTTTCACTGTGTCTGCTGGTCTTACCCTGCGGCAGAATTGATCACCTTCGCGGGAGCCTGTCATTTGCGATGTGTTACCCTCGAGCGTGGTGTAGGAGGATACGATGCGGCCAGAGCGGTTGACCCTTTCGATGGCGCTGATGACGTGCGCGTATCTGCCCTTGCTGGGGAAGTAGATCAGTCCTACGTCACCGGGCTGAACCATTGCTGCAGAAATCACTCGAACCTTGGAATACCAGCTTGGCGAATAGGCGCCGGGTCGGTCAGGCGCGTCGTTGACTAGGTAGCCGTAATGAGCCACCGAGGCGCACCAAGGCGCGTGGTCTGACGGCTTGAGTCCACAGGATGCGTTGAACTTGTTTACCATCAAGCCGTTGTTGCTGCCCATCGGGTCTTCTTTGATCCCGACGTATGAGGCAAACGTCTTGAGCAAAGCAGCCACATCCACAGGCAGCAGTCGCTTGCCAGTTGGCGCATCTACCTCAGCAGCCGAGGCTAGCCCAGCAAAAGCTGAGACAGCACAAATAAGGATCCGAGATACACCAGAACGGAAATCCATAGTCTTGGGTCGGTTTGATCGTTTTTCCACGCATAAGCAAACTGGCTTTCCTTTTTGCCGCCGCTGGTTGTCGTGAATTTACCGATAGTCGGAAACACAAAGCCAACTAGGTAGCGCGTGAGAAGCAGCGCGACGGCCAGGTTGATTACCTTCGTGGGAAGCCGAGTCAGAAAGTCAGGGCCGACACTCGCTTGATACTGCTCGGTGTAGATCGAGGACAGTAGCCAAGACGCAACACAGGCAATGAAGAGCAGGAGCGGCGAGCCGTAGCGGGTGATCATTTTCATATGGTTAAAGGAACCTCAAGAGAGGGATTGAATGGCGAAAATATACCAGTGCAGCGATGGCCGCAACTGTCGCCGAAAACGCCCACCACCATCTCCACGCCCACGTCCTCCACGCCTCGGCCCCCGCGATCTCGACCGCCACCTTGTCCTGAGCGTGCGCGATTGCGAGTTCCATGCCGGCAATGTTGAGTCTGAGATCGTCATTCGTTCCACGTAGCAAGTCCGTCTCGCTCGTTGCGATGCGGAGGGAAAGAATTAGCGCGGCTGTGTCGCCGTCCGGTCTGCCTTCGTTGAGCTTCTTTGCCGTCTGCGCGGCGTCCGCCACGCTTCCCCGCAGCCTTGCTATGCTCCCGGTCTGACGCTCGACCAGCGCGCTTGCCTGCTCGGCTTTCTTCGTCATCGGCCACATGATCTTTCGAGCTTGGCTTGGTGCGCTTTGGCATGATGTCAGGAGTATCGTTGCCGCAATTAAGGCGAGGCGGTTCACGCGGTCATCTTGCCACCGTTTCGCCCGTGGTCAACAGCAAAGCCCACCGCTCTACTGCGCCGCGTCCTTGACTGCTTTGCCGGTCATCTCCCGCTTGTCCCATCCGCCTGCGTAAAACATTCGCAACACCTTCTCGTTCATGCTCTCCAGCTTTGCATTCAATTCGGTCTGCTGTGTTTGCATGTTCTTGAAGTCCCGGCCCATGTCATGGACTTGCCAGCAGCCGCCGACAAGCGAGGCGATGCCTAGGCCGATGAGCGGAGCCAACACCATGCGGATGAAGCCAAACGACTTCTCCGCGATGGCGCGGATCTCGGTTAGGTCTTGATGCTGCTGTTGCTCGTTGTCCATAGGTCAGAGAGCGGCGAGCTTGTCAGCGGCTGCTGTGACTGCGGACTGCGCGGTAGCGAGATCCGCTTCCAGCTTTGCGCGCCGTGCGCCGGAGGTGTATCCGTAAGCCGCAACCAGCACCTTGCCTAGTGCGTCGAGATCGCCTGCTGCGTGCGCCTCTTGGCCTGCCTGCACTAGCGCGTCGAGGCGGTTGTGAACGGCGCGCCCCTCGGCTTCGACGGCGGCGACTTTCTCGGCATCCTTTGCGGCAAGTGCGGCAGCCTTCTCTGTTTCGCACTGCTGCTTTTGCATCGCGAAGTGTTCAACGAGCGAGTCCCACGTTTCTGGGCTGACTTCACCTTGGATTTGATTGAGTGTTTTCATTTGTTTTGAGCTTAGATAGCGACAACTTTCCATGCGCTGCCGTTGTAGCAGACAAGAGCAAACGCAGCCGCGCCGCCTGCCACGGTCAACCCGATAACCGGAGCGTTGGCATCGTTCACTGCCGCCATCCAGCCCGCCGCCGGGGACGCAGGGAGATTCGCAACGGTTGTAGGAGTCAGCACCGCGCAGCCCATCCCCACCTTTGCGTTTGCTGTCGTGGTGGAATCAGACGAGGCAGTACCCGCGCAGATATTTAGCAGACCAATGCCGCCGCGTCGAAGCGTTGTGTCATTGTATCCGCCGATGTTGGTCGCGCTGTTGAAGCTGATGGTGATGTTGCTTGCGAGGTTGTAAGCCGTCGCCGCCAAGCTCATCCGATTTACTCCGCCTGTGATGAATCCGATGCGTCCAGCCGACCCTCCGTCCCAAAGGCCGGAGGTTGTATCGCTGGCAAAGCCAATGGAAGGCGTGGTGTTATTTCCAGCCGGAATAACAGGCGCACTGGAAAAGGTTTGCGTGCCCGTAAAAGTCTGTGCGGCATCCGCGCGAGCCGCAGTAAAGCTAGTCGAGGGCAGCGTCATCGTCACGCTTGCCGCAGGGGCAATCGTGACAGTGGCTGTAGTTGCTGTGGCTGGCGCAGCCAGTGTTACCACGCCACTTGTCGCTCCCTTTAGGCTGCTCGTCGTAAAAGCGCCAGTGCTTGCCGTAGTCCCGCCGATGGGTCCCGGTGTGGTCAGCGCGGTGGCGATGTCTGCCGAGGCTATCCCACGATAGGCAGGTGCGCCGCTAGTGGATGTGGTGAACAGCGCTAGGTTAGTGGTGCCGCTTGGCGTTGCTACTGCTACGGTGCCATTGACGTTAGGGAAGGTGGCTGTCTTTTCGTTGTTGCCCGCTGTGCTGACAAGATATGTGCGGTTTGCGGTTGTGCCTAGGCCGATGCTGCCTGTGCCTGTGGTGTCTATGGAGCCGCCGCCGCCGCTGGTGGTGATGCTACCACCAGCGTTAGAACCCGAACCTGATGTGTTGATATTCCCGCCTAAACTGGTTAAACCGCCTGCTGTGCTAATGTATCCACCCGAATATGATGGCCCACCTACAGTTGCGGATGTGTCAATATATCCTCCCGAAGTATTCCCTTCAAGGTTGATGTAGGAAACACTGTCTGCCATGCTGACAAATCTAGTGAGGTTAGCCGAACTACCAATAAAGGTTCCATTGATGGAAGTCGCCGTTGCTGCTCCCAGCACCGGAGTCACAAGCGTCGGCGTGTTGGTCATCGCTACGCTACCAGTGCCGCTGATGGTCAGCAGTTCCGGTGAGCCTGTCCCACCTGTAGTGCGACCGATCACGCGAGCGGTAGCCATGTGCGCTAGCTTCGCCAGCGTCACCACATCGTTGTCGATAGTCCAAGTCGCACCGCTTGCGCTTACCGTGATCTCCCCCTTGTCGCCGTCTGTCAGTGCGCCGCTCGCGGTCCAAGTCAACGCGCCTGCGCCGTCTGTGGCAAGCTGGAAGCCATTTGTGCCGAGTGCGCTGGGAAAGGTTAGGCTTTGCGGGAAGGTGACTGTCTTGCCTGCTGCGACTACAATAACGCCAGCCACATTATCTGTTGGCGTTCCGCTCAGGCTGTAACCTGGCATGATTTGCAGTTCCAGCGGAGTTGTCAGGATGCCGTTGACCGAGTCGTAGATTTCTAGCGCACACCACGTATTGCGATACGTCTGCAAGAACGTGTTAAGTTGCGCGCTGTTGAGCGGGTTTACCGTGAACGTGTAGAGCGTGGTGTCGCTCAACACAGGTGCCGAAAGCTGGATCAGGTAGCTGCCCGTAAAGTCGTTGTCAGCTTTTATTCCAGATGCCGTAAAGACCGGTGCAGCCAATACCACCGCCACTCCAGTTTGCACAAAGCGCACTGCAAATTTTACGATGTCGCCTTGGACCAGCCCTTGAATTGGGTCTGTCTCTGTGCTGCCCCCTAAAGTGGTTGTCCACTTGCGAAGGTCCATGTCCCAATAGAGCGTTACGGTAATATTCGCCATTTAGTTGTTGATATTGGCAGCGTTTGAATTATGCTTTGGAATGGCTATAAAACGATTCACCGCAGAAGAACAGAGATTGAAGAAATGCGAGCGCGAAAGATTGAGAAGGCTGCGCGAACCTAAAAAAATGAGGGCGAAAGATGCTGCGTGGAAAGCCGCAAATCCAGAATATCGAACCGCTTACAACGCGGCCTACTTTGCTGTTCCTGAAAATGCTGAAAAAGCCAGAGCGCGGGCGCGTGCCTACTACGCTGCAAACAAAGAGAAGTGCAAGGCGGCGGCGCATGACCACTACCATTCCAACAAAGAGAGCGTAAAGCAAACCTGTAATGCTTGGAGGTCTAAAAATATGGCGCGAGTTGCGGCTAACAAGCGCAGGAAATACCACGCGAATCCGCAAGTGAAGCTGGCCGTACGCGTCCGCAGTCGCCTTGCTCGCGCAATTAGACGCGAGTGCCGTCACAAGACCGCCATTGCCATGCTTGGATGCACTATTGATGAATTGAAGGCTCATATCGAATCCCTCTTCAAGCCCGGCATGACTTGGGCTAACTGGAGTTTTCGAGGCTGGCATCTCGACCATATCAAGCCGCTGGAATTTTTTGATCTTACAGACCCGGAGCAGCTTGAGCAGGCTTGTCATTTTACAAATTTGCAGCCGTTGTGGATGAGCGAGAATCTGATGAAAGGGCGCAAGCCGCCGCGCCCAGTGAAGGGCGCGGCGGATGCGTAGGACTTTAGAGGCCGGAAGTACAGGCCGTGATGGATTGATCGCCGCTGCACCGCTTGTAAAAAAGGACCCAGCCGTAGTTGGTGTGGATCGGTTCCGGTGCGTAGATGAACTCGGCGAAGTGCGCGCCCCACTTGTGCATAGGATCAAAGCACACGTTGTTGGATACGATACGCTCGCCGCCAGTGATGAACTTCCAATCGCCCGTCCACATAGACGGCTCATAATCAAGCCCGGCGTAGTCAGGAGTCAGGATGTCCGCCTTGAACTGGCGACGATGCGGAATGACGATGGCTTCGTATTCGGCGTTCTGATACGCGCTGGTTTCGGTGGACTTCTGGCCGTGGGTTGCAGAGACAAACTCAAACTGCTCAACTTCAACAAGAATAGAGTTGTTGTAGGTAAAGCGCGGAGGATTCACAACCGGAGCAAACCGGAAGTTTTTGATCTGCCGGGAAGCGCCAATGGATTTCAGAGTCTGAGCCATTGCGCCTTTGCCCGAGTCGGCATACTGGAAGTCCTGCCGGAAGGCGTTGGGCGAAGAAGCCGAACCGTTCTGGAACAGGCGATTGAGAGCCTCCAGGCCGATGAAAGCCGGGAACACAGGACCGTCTGGCCCCATCTCAATTTCTTCGCCGTCTGAGTTGGCAGCACCGTCGCCAATAAGGCGAACAGCCACGCCGTCCAGCCACGACCAGTTCAACTGCGAAGTTGGCTTGATGGTCGGATTGGTAGATGCGGTAACGACGTTGGAGAATCCACCAGCCGCCAGCGACATCTTGTTCGAAAACTTGATGATCTGGTCACGGAACTCCAAATCGATCTTGCGCTTCACATAGTGGGCGAGAGACGGGATGTAGTGCTGCTGGATGAACTTCGTGGGCTGATGCGCGAAACTAAGCGTATCGCGGCAAATAGACGGTCCCTGAAGCTGGAGCTTGCGGGGCGAGTATTGCAACGTATCGAATCCAACAGGGACAGAAGTGAAGCTGTCCGCGCAGATGCCGCCAGTAATGGACGGGCCGGTAGAACCGGAACCCGCGCTGTCCAGAGTAACGGCAGACCAGCCAGCAGATTTGCTGTCAGGCTCGACGCGGCCAGCGATGAAGGTTGACATCGTAACGCCCATGTTTCGAGGAAACACGCCGCGTTCGACGAAGTTAAAGTAAGGTGTCGCCGGAGTGGGGATACCATAGATTTCGCTGCCGAGATGCTCGGTAGCGATTTGAATTGCTGCAAACGGATTGGGACAGGCCATGATAGTAAGTAAGTAAAACTGCGTATTTGTGGACGTGAAACCGTGCGAAATTCCCGCCGATAGCGGGCGCACGTTTTGGTTTCAGGCGGGCCAATCCCTGTGATACAGCCCAAGTTTTTTTACCGGAGGAGCACGGCTTAATAGAACCTCTGAATGGTTTTCTACGGTGGTTCCGTAAAAACGTCAAATGTTATTTTAGCGAATCTCAATAAACACATCTTCCGCCCTGCTTCGCAATTTCTCCACGTTGCGGCGAATCTCCACGCCGACATTCCACGCCAGCACCACGAACAACACCTTTGGTTCTTTTAGATTGGCAATCTCGTCAAACGGCATAATCAGCATTTCGCTAGTCATCTTGTAATGTTTTGTCGGCGTGTTGTCGGCCAACACGTCCAATTTTGCCCCTGCCATGTTCAGCATGGAGATGCCCTTTGCCGCCGCTCCGCAGCCAACAGTGAGGAATCCATCCTTCTTGAATCCGTCAATCGTTCTGCCCAGCCGCTCGATCTTCTCTGCAATATGGGTTTTCCACCATCTGTAAAGACCCGGTCTAGTCAGCCCCACCGCATTCTCCCATTGCATCCGTTGCGCTACACGGACGGACGGCTCGCCAGCGATTCCAAGCACAAAAACGTAGCTGGTGCCGTGGATGTCGTTCATCACAATGTCCAGCAGTCGCAGCCCAGCGCGTTCGGCCAGGCGCATCATGGACCCCGCATTGAAGTAGCTGACGTGTTCGTGGTAGATCGTGTCGCACTCGCCCAACACCACCATGTTTGCCTGCGAGGTTGCGACGAATAGCCGCGACTCCTTGTGCATAATGTCCGCGCATCGGGACAGGAACTCCACAGGCCGGTGCGTGTGCGCCACCACATTCTGCGCGGTGATGATGTCAAATGTCTCGTTTGACTGGAATTTAACATCTTCAAAAAGCGAAATGCGAATGAGATGCCCTTTGGCTGCGGCAATTCCTGCCAGATTTTCTGCCGGGTCAACTCCCGACGTTGAAAGCCCGAGCAACTTAAACGCATCCAACTGGCTCCCATCATTGCTGGCAATGTCCAGAACCCGCTTGGCATTTGGAACGTAGGACAACGCCGTGCGAGCAAACCCTGAAAAGAAGTCCAATGCGGTTTTTCCAGTTCCAGAACAGTAGGCGTAATCACTGTAAAGCACCAGCGGATCAACCGCCTCCGACAACTGCAAATGGCAGCAGACCTTGCAGCGGTTGACCGCCAACGGAAACTTTTCCGTCACACCGTAGGTATTTACCAACGGCATCTGCCCAAAGTTTACCAGAGGAACCAGCGCCCCCTCGCAGCACAAACATCTATCTATCGCCGTGTTCATTGCGGTTGCGGATTGAAAACACTTTTGGTTCGTAGGACGGCATTGGGTATCCTGTTTCTAGTCGGATCGTGCTATCACCCGTGAATTTGCGGCAGAAATCAATCACTGGAACGGCGGTGCCGCTTCCGCAATCGAATACGCCAGACTCCTCCTCTTGCAGCGCAATATCCACCAGCCGCTTTGCCGCATCTTGAACGGGTATAAAATCGCGCATTCCGTCAATGACTTGGAAAGATTCGTCTCCACGCTCCATTGCGCGCCGAAGACTCGGCAGCAAACATTCTTCGCGTTGCCCTGGCCCATAGACATTCCAAAACCGAACCCACTTGGCCGTAGGAAGCCGCCACAACAAACCATCGCGGACGCTAATCTTGGCGAGTCCATAAACCGGAGGATCGTCCACCAACTCCAAACAGCTTCCCGCTGCGGTAATGTTTGTGATGCCATCTCCGATGACTGCGCTTAGGAAGCCGTGATGCCACTGGACTTGCGCCGAGTGTAGATATGATTCGTAATTAGGAAGATGCCCCCAGCCGAGATGGATCACCGCCTCGGGACGGTCAGTGAAGTCTGGCACAATCTCAACATCACGGCTTTCCAACTCGCGGACAACGTGACGACCTACAAACCCGCTTTTTCCTGTGACGAGCATTTTCATAATTAGAAACGATAAACCAACAGCATGTCATCAAACCGTCCCTTCACTCCACGCAGGTCAATTACCTCGCAGTTTGGATGAAGAGCGCGGAGCGATGGGACGCTAGATTCGGGACTGAGGATGTCTTCAATAATGTAAAGACCACCCGCCTTGACTCGCGGTGATAGCAGGCGAAACGCCGCCTCTTGGTCGGCTTGCATGTGGCTTCCGTCATCAATGATAATGTCAAACTTTGCTTGACCAAGCGCAACAATAGCCGCTTGGCTTGTTGCATCTGCCTGGATCACATTAAATCGCGGTGGTTGGAATCGCGACGTGTCAAACACCACAGAAATGTCCACACCGATTATAGTGCTTTTTGGTCCGAAGTATTCACCCCACAAGTCCAATGACTTTCCTGATGCCAGTCCAATTTCTAGAACGTCGGCAAATTCCCGATACGGTGAAAACAAACGCTCGTATGATTCAATGTAGGAATGAGTTGATCCTTTGTCATTATGACCAGCATCGCTTCCAAAATGTCCAATGCGCGTAAATATGTTGGCTAGTGATTCCATGTAAGTTTGTATGTTTCGATGTCCTTTTGATGAACGGGAGTATGTGGATCGCGGAACATATCGTCACCACCAATCCGCTGCCAGAAATCATTGTCTAGTGGAAGATGCAGGAACACTTCATTCATCCTGCGAAACAGGTAAAGTGTAAACGCCCCGCTGGTATGGTTTGGAGTCCAGAACAAGCGCATGTTTTGCCAGTTGTTTCGGAAGTATTCAGCCATATCTGGAAAACTGGTCTTGGCGCAGAGGTCACAGAACTTATCGACTGCCGCTAACCCACGCTCTTTCCAATCCTCTGGCACTTCACCGAACGCCGCAAAATCGTTGTAGAGAATGAAGTGATCGTGAAAGTTTGGAATACCAATGTCCGTGTTCGCGTTCATTCCGAACTGATAGATATTCTTTGCAGCGTCTCTCGACGTATTGAACATCCCGTAGTTTCCGTAGTGTTCGTGGATGAATATCTCGGTGTTGCCTATTACACCAAGGATTCCGCTGTTAATTTCTAGAGCATCAATTGCCTTTTCTAAGTCCACCAGTTCGTCTGCTGCGTTCCAGTGCCAGTCAAACGGGTTGATATAGCGAATCGTAAAACCGTTTCCGCTTATCTCATTCCAAGCTGCAAGATAGTTTAAGAACGCCATTGTCCGGCAGGAACCGACAATCAACACACAACGCGTCCCGCTGCCGGTCTGATAGAATCCATCCCGCAGTTGCGCCCGCTTGGTGTCAAAGGTGTAGATCATGGCAGGTTCTTCTTTAGCTCCCGCATCAGCTTCTCATCTAGCCGCCTATTATGATCTTGCTTTACGCGAAAGAAGAAATGCCCATCGGCTTTTTTCAAGTCGGCAAAGTCGGTAAATGTAAACGGTTCACCAAGTCCGTAACACATGCACAACCACTTGCCCTCAAACTGGTCGTCAATCGTAGCAAATACGCACCCTTGATTCATTGAAATGCCAACTCCTTTGGCGCAGTCCGTTATGGCCTCGTCATCCATGAGTCCGTTCTTCCACCCAGCCCCAGCTTTGACCATTCGCTCCACAACATCACGCGATATGATGTATTGACCGCCTCCCCATAGAAATCCAACAGACGGATTGGCGGAATCACCGCCAGCCCATGCACCTCGCAATACGTCCGTCTCCGGCAACGTGTCGCAATGCTTGGCTAGATTACCCTTATGGACGTAGCAGCTTGAGTTAGGTCGCGCCAAATACTTCCAATCCGGCAGTTCCAGCGCCCATCCCAACGCTTCCAAAGTGCGGGGGCTGATATTCTCCAAAGAATCTTCCATTGCCGAATAGCGCACATTGTCACGGATAAGCTGATTGCTGCCGTGGGCGCAGTAGTAAAGCGTCTGCACATCAGAATGGGGGTCAGCATCCCACGTTGCCAGTGAGACATCCATCAGATCGCCCCACGGTTCGCGGCGGGAACTCAGCACAAGCACAAGCACATTGCTCATGCCAACGCCTCCTCCAGGTTCTTGCGAATGTCATCGTTGAGTCCGCCCCAAGAATACGACTGATGGACAAACGGAACTCCCAGTTTTTCGTCGGTGTTCTGCCATTGCACCTTGCTGCGATGAAAATACCACAGCCACGCTCCGATGACATTCCACTCGCTGAACTCATGGCCCGGCTGCGCGATGATGTAGCTTTCCAAGCTCATGCCGTGTTTCTGCCAAAAGAAATCGCGCAATCCTTGCAGCATCCATTTCTGGACGCTCAACGGATGCCTTCGCATAAACTCGTATTCTGGAAATACTCCGATGGCTTTCTCCACAACCTTCCTCCATGTCATCGTGTTTGGATCATTTAGACTGGAGTATGGTGTGTAGAGCCACGAATCAAACGCATTACGGGCCGAAATTGGCCGCGTGAATATGGTGTCACTGTCCATAAACAGAAACACCTCGGCGTCGGAAAAACAGTCCGCGTGCAGCTTGGTTAGCTGCTGGTGCATGTATCCATCGCATCCTTCATGGACATAGAAAACTTTTTCGACTGGTCCGGTTGGTGGCGTTTGCCCATTTGGAACCACCACAATTACGTTTCTGAATCCGGTAGCAAAACGCTGGATTGAACGAAGGCAGTATTTTAACCACTCGAAATCCTTTTCGTAGCTACGAATGAAGATGTCGCAGTTCACGGCTTTCTCCCTGCTCGCGCTTTTGCCATGCGATCTTTTGCGGCTTGAATTTGCGTTGGCGTGCGCTGCCTTTTCCCATCTGTAACCGGAGTTGTTACAGTTTGCGCTTTTAGCTTTTCCTGCAATTCAGCAATTTGACGAAGCATGGCGACAACGTCAACAGTTGCGGGGGCCGGGGTCGCACCGGCAATCTCCCCGCCGATGAGAACGGGGTGTGTTACACTTACACTACCCCGCGATTCGCGAAGACGTTCAATCAAACTGCCATCCTTGTTTCGATGAAACAACACGGCACTTGGTTCAATAATGGAAAGGGAATTGGCGTCAGGAAAAACTGGAGGTCCGCTGTCTGGGTCGTCCCACACACGATAGAATTTGTCGTGAATCAATTCTGTGTGATGTGTGAACGGCGTGATCTCCTCGGCCAAAAACACGTCCCACGGCATGTTTGAAAGCTCCCACAAGCGCGTAGTGTAGTCGCGCACCCTGCCAGGATACACTCCAACGCCGCTGTTGTGTGAGCGTGTTGGGGTAATTACGCGATCAAGCATAAAGGGCTTCTTGGCCTTAAGATACTCGTCCTCAATCTTGTCTAGCCAATCTGGCGTCAACGGAACGGCGTCTGGCTCCATCCAGAACCACGGTGCATTAAATTGATCTGCAACGGTTTTCAAACACTCATGCCACATGATATTGGCAATTGCCGGATAGTTTGTCTCCGAGTCGCTGATCTTAAATCCGCCAACGTGGTTGAAGTGGGGCTTAAGGATTTCGTGAATTGGGTCCGGTGTGGTGTCTTCGTGATACCCAAGCAAAAGATCATGTTTGTTAGTGCCGCCCAACTCTGCAATCCAGTTGGCAAGACAAACGGCTTTTGCTTTGTCTTTATGACAGAACGCAATGACAAGAATCATTGTCCAAACGCCTCCGCGATCATAGAGCTAAACGGTTTTGAATTGCCAGTGGTTGCCGCCTGTCCTCGTTGCGTCAGAGAAGGCGAGCGTCCATGAATGGCTTTCAACTCCTTCTCCATTTCTGCCACCCTAGATTCCAGCGCAGCCTCACGCTCGCGGGTTTCCAGAAACAGTTCGCGATATACTGGCATGGATTTCGCCTCAATTACCGCTTCCACATCGGCATAAGGATTGTCCTGAATGTAGGCGCGTGCGCTTTCTACTACCCCCCTTGACTTGGTGTTCCAATCCTCATGCCCATCTACTTGATTTAAGATTTCCAGTTTTGATCGCATCCGTTTGGTCATGTCATCAAATTGCAAGAACTTGGTTTTTACAAACTCGCCATGCTCGGACAGCTTATCCATGCGCTCGCGTTCAATGCGATATTCCAGAGCTTGCTTGGCATTAGCACGATCATACTCGGCGCGGTCATGGATTTCATCCAGGTTATCCATGATGCGGCTAATGCGACCGCCATCAGGATCAATTCCCATTTCACGAAGCGCATTAGAACGAGCCTTGCCCCTCAAGTTAAGAGCAGAACTCATTTCGTCTGGATTGACTTCCATCTCATCCGCAAGTGCCTTGGCTTTACCAATTTCCTTTTGGCGCGGTTCAATGATGTCTCGTTTAAAGCTGTCTGTAAGCTCCAGATCAACGCGAGCAACACGCTCTTCGTAGTCAGCAATTCGTTTGTCGCGCTCAGAAAGGTGTTTTTCCAGTGTCTCAGGATCGCGGCCCTTGGATTTCCAATCTTCAATTTGCCGTTCTAGTTCCGCCCGTTTGGTGGATTCTTCTCGCGCCGTTTTCTTCAATGCCTCCCAGCCAGCTTTGCCCTTGGCGTCCAGTTTTGGCGGTTCGGCAATTTCATCCGCAGCAGTTTTTTCTGGCAGCGACTCTTCAACGGATCGGGTATCAGAGTCAGCCCTCTTGAACAAAGCGTCAGGAACTGACTTGGAGCTTTCTTTTGCAACCTTAGCTGGTTCCTGTGATGTGCTTTCGGTTTCAACAGGCAAAGCGTTATCTCCGTTAAACGCATTTTCTAGTGCCGCACTAAACGGACTTGATTTGGTTTCGGCTGGCGATGTTTCTGCAATGGTGGTACTCATATTGTTTTGGTATTAGATGGTTTCTGACTCGGAGAATTTGTCGTCTGGTTCAAAGTGTTTGTCTTGCTCTGTGGAAAGGGAAACCAGAAAGGCCCGCAGCCGTTCGTGTCCACGAATCTCAGCAGCAAGCACAGGTCCGCCATGTAGCACGTCTGCATCACTTCGCGCTGTAATAATTCGCGAAGGGCTTTCGTCGTCTATCGCTGATAGCAACGCCGAGAATACTGGTTTGCCTGCCAGTTTGCGCCAGTCGGCGCCCCACTCTTTAATGAAATCTGCTTTAGTCATTGCTCATCGGTTCTTCAATTACTTCGGTTGTTTCCATCTCTTCGGTTTATTCAATTTTTGGTTTTTGTTTCTCCATGTCCATCGCGGTATAAGCGCGACTCTCTGCTGTAGAACGATTGATGTCTGCCGCAGCTTTGGCATCAGCCAGAGCCTTGTCAAATTGCGCCTGTTGCAACTTCATCTGTTGCTCAAACTGTTGCTTCTGTTGACGAAGCGCCATCGTAGATTGTTCCTTCTGCGCTTTTATTTCCAAATTGCCCTGCACCTTTGCCATCTCCGGCGTCGGCTGATCGGGCGGCGGTGGCGCGTCTTCTTTCTGTTGTTCCAGCATGGCTTGAATCTCGTCCTTAAACGCAGCCAATTCATCAAGCGCGCCATTGAACGCTCTGTATTCTTTTTGGCGTGTGGGATTTGAAGCCAATCTTGCAAGATGTTCTTCCGCGTGTTTACCTTTTGCTTCCAAACGGTCGTAACATTCTTGTGGTTCCTGCTCTCCGGCCTGACACATTTCCATGTCTTTCTGCATAGATGGAATATGAACTTCCAAGTGGAGAACGTGATTCTGTCTTGGAGCTACTATGGCCTGTGCTTCTTCGCCCAACATAGAGAACCCATTGTCCTCCTGCGCTGCCAACGCAGAATCGTTTGTAGCGTCTCGCCCAGTTGTAATGCTGGGAATGATTGAGTCCACACTGTGGTAACTTGTCATCACGGAAACAAACTGGCGCTTGATTTCGTTTTGTCCAATCTCATCAAAGCGGTCGATGTTTGCCATCAACTGATTGACAATTTCAATCCGCATAGCTGCGCTTCCTAGTCCGAGGGAACGATTAGCGCGGATGTTTGTAACAGCCTGCAATGCTTCGCGTTCAACCCCAAGTTTGTCGCAAAGCATATAGCATCGCTCTTGAAACTTTAACGCTTCTTTTGCGCCTGGATGATACGACTTTAAATTAGGGTTTGTCGCCCTACGCCACATTTCCGAATACTGCCGGTCTTTGCACCGCATGTAACGGTTATACAAACCTTTGGAAATCTTTGCCCGTTCGGCAGCGCGGATCATTGCGCCCTTGGCAGTTTCCTCCACCGTAGGAGCGCTTAAATCTTGCTGGCTAGATGCTGCCGTGTTCTGGATTAGCGTTTGCGTAAACGCAGCAGAAACCTGTAGCGCAGGGTTAATCCCCTGACTCATGTTCAACTGGAGCGGATTAATCCCGTTGGGGATGAAATTGCCACCACCCCATTTGACCATCTTAAAGTCTTCCAGCTTGGCGTTTGTGGTCGGTTGCCACATCGGCTTGATGCCCGTCACCACAAGATCGGCAATGCTGTTGTCGATCTGGTTAAGCAACGCACAGAACGGGTAGATGTCCGTGCCAAGCCCCTTGATGGAATGATACGTTCCGTCTGCCCCGATGTCGTAGGGAAACAGGCAAAGGCACTGATCCCACCCCTCATACTTGCTTTCGCTGTCAAAAAGAAACGCATAATCTGCCACCCCATCTTTTGCAGGAGCAATCTTTTGAGAAATTGTTCCGTCCATTTCCTCAACAAACAACGTGTAGAGCGAGATTCGTTTGGTCTGCGTTTGGGTCACGTAGATGTCGCCATTCTTGAACGCCTGATTCCACCTCTGCCAATCGCGATTCCAGCCGTAGGCATCGCTGTTGTTGTTGGCGCTATCCATGATGACAGATTTTACTGCCGCAACATTCCAGCCCGCTGCCGTTGCCGCCTTCTCGTTCTCAATCTTGCGCCAAAGCTGTCCTGCGCTCATTGGCGTAAAGACCATCGCCATCTCGCAATTGTCCAAAGAAATCTCGGTGCCGTCTGGGAAGTAGATGTTTCCAGCCAGAATTGCTTTTGGTCGCCAGTCCAAAGAATCCTCCCACGCCAAGATGCCAGGGCCATGCAGGAGCATCTGCAAGTCGCAAAGCTGGCTCATGTCATCAAACCCGCGCCAGTTGAAGACCATGCTGTGGAAATACTCAGCAAATCCACGCATCAATTCTGCGTCCTGCGCCGAGTCGGCATATTCCAAATCGCCGTCAATGCACAAAGGAACCTCGCACACCATGTCGAAGAACGGCGTCCACGCGTTCATAATGTTCCCGCGATGCCGTTTAAAGTTTAGATTGGAGTCGTTGCCGCGCCCGGCCCGAACAAGATCGTTCTGCGCCTTTGGTGCGTTGCCGTCAAATGCGCCTTGAACCTTGGCGCGACGAGCCGCACGCAGCCTGTCGTCGTTGACAAATCGCTGACAGATTTTTAACGCATGTTTTGGGTCCGAGACGCGAGATTTTACCACCTCACCCGACTCGGTCAGGTCAGCAAGTTTTCCGTCTGGAGTCTCTTGGTTATACATCTGTAGGTGGTTTTTACGTTATTTACGTAAGTAGTCAATTTGTTTCTGCGTCCAACGCCTCAATTTCTTGTTTTTTCCAGCATTTTTGCGGAAAAAGCCCCATCATTTCCGGTGTAACGCCACGTTTTAGATGCTCAATCGGCACCCAGACCTGCGCTTTGTTGCTGCATTTGCACACCGAACAGGCGTGGAGGTCCAAATCTATGGATGTTCCTTCACCGCCAACAACGGAAACAATCAATTCCGCAAGCTCTGTGCAGTCGCCGCCACATGGCCTAGAGTATTTAGCGTTTCGGCTGCACAGAAAACAGATGGCGGCACGTCGTTCGGCTTCGGCGCGATCCACAGTTTGGCGTCCACCAGCAATAAATGACGCCATAACCTTTGTGCCGTTCCATATATCGCGCCAGTCTAAATCAACTCCGTCAACTGAAATGCCGTCACCAGAACAAAAACGGCGGGCGGTCTTTGCTCCAAGCTGCTCGCAGATGTATTGCTCAATGTCTAGCTCGTCAATTGGCGGAAAACCGTTGGCGGTGCAGTAGTCACGAACTTGCCCAAGCAAGAGGGAGTATGTGCCACTGTTGAAATTGTGGCCGGTAGCTGGGTGTTTAAACGGGTATCCCCCAGGCGGCACCATTGTTTTGTTGGTTAGAGTCATCTCGTTCATATTGCAAAAGCTGAATTTGAATCTTCGTAGTCTGATTCGTTTCCTTCCATGTTCATTTTCTCAGCAGCCGCGTTCCAAGCGGTTGAATCTATCACCACATTGTCCGCTACGCTTGCTGGCATAATCCCCTTCTTGCGAAGGACAAAGGCGGCAATGCAGGCTGCATCCGCCAAATCGGGACTGCGAGACTTGAGCTTCTTCATCTCACTCTTAGGCAGCACATGAGTCTTGTTGTTCTTACGGACGTAATCGCGGGAAGTCAACTCGCGTATTGTGTCAGCGTCGGTGAGTCCTCTCACCTGTCCGCCTTCAATAAATCGACGCATTGAATACCAGATTTCCGTCACTTTGTTCCCGTAAAGCTCATGCCACGTTGTTGGTCTGTCTGCGGATACCGCCGTCTTTTCCGCTGCTCCACCGAACTCCACGGGAATAATGTCGCGTGACCAGCTTCCAGACATAATTCCGAACGGACCGGCACCCTCGCCTGTTACGTCACACGCCAAATTGTGGGGAAGGATTGGATGCGGCTTGCCGTCAATCTTGTAGTTCCGGCATGTCTCTTCTACAGCAGCAGCAATGCCGTAGTGGATGAAGCGTTTGTCCTGCGTCATGTCGATGTTCACAATGACCGGGGCTTGAAACTCAATGCCTTTAACGCCGCTGGCAAACTCGCCAAACTTGAACGGATAAAGCACGCGCCTGTCGCCGCCCTCAAACGCTACGTCAAAGCCAGCGCCCATCTCCCAGCGAGCCTTCCACACAGCTTTGTCAGCGGTATTAAACTGTGATAGCAGGAACGCATCCATGACCGTTGTAGACAATCCAGACGGTGCCCAAAAGCCTCGGCACTCGCGCCAATAGTCAGGGGTGTTCTCGCCACCAAAAAACCGCGCATCCTTTTCCAGCTTTTTGCGTCCAATGTAAAAATGATACTTGGCCGGATTATCCAATGATGGCGACTTATGCCCATCCAAATGCACGCAACAACCGCCCAGCTTGGTCAACCAGAACTCGTCATTCACCGTAACACTGTTCCAGCCGTCCACCGGCTCGCAGTAAATACCGTGTTGGTCAGAATAGTCAGTAGCGTTGCCTAGCCCAATAAATTGAAACTCCATTGTGCCGGAATCCAAGTTGCGACACGCCTTGGCAATAGCCTCAGGCATAGCCGTCATCTCATCCGTCACAACAAACACGCGACGGTTGTGAATACCTTTGATACGCCCAACCGCGTTGTCCACAGAACCTCCTTGATCGACTGCACGCCCAAAGATTGCGCTTTTCGTATCCTCACCGCTCCACCGGATAATGGTGTCTGATGGCACAATTTGTAGCCAGCCAATTGTGGGGTCGGACAATGGCTGTTTACATTTCTGTATCCAGTCCACCAGTTCGCTCCAGATACGCTGCTTAAGCGCAGTAACGCTGGTTGAGGTCAACATACAGGTTGTATGCTCGCGGGCGCACAGCCAGTTGCAAAGAACCCACAACGCGGCCCTAGAACTTTTCCCCGTTCCCGCGGCTCCTGTGGCTGTTAATTGCTCCCACCACGGATAATCGGATTCAATCTTTGTACCAATAGTTTGCTCAACAGTTTCCCTTGCCCCGCACAACGCGCCAAAGAACAGGTCGCTCCACCTGTCCCACATGAATAGCGGTTCCGGCCAAAGCTCAGTAACAAGACGCTTAAACCATTTTAACTTTTCTTCGCCTTTACCAAGTCCAAACTTGGTCAGGCACAGATGCCACGGCTCGTAACCGGGAGGCAACGCAAAGTTGTCGTAACTAATGCGCGGCGCGAGCTTGGCTTTAGCGGTCATTTTTAGGTTTTGGGTAACGACTAACCGATGAACCAACAAACTCGCGCGCACCAGCCCACACCGCAGCTTCAACCCCATCTTCTTTCATCGCCTGTTTCATGCTTTGAACAATCAGAGGTGCGAGTGTAATCAGCCCCTCGCTCTCCTCTGGAGATTTGAACCCGGTAAATGGAGATTTTGGCTCGTGCGCTCTCTCGTATCGCTGCTTGGCGATGGAAAGCTGTTCCGCTGGCGTTTTTAGCGCCGGGTTGATCGCTCTGACAATCATCTTGCCGCCCGTCTTCATCCAGTTCTCCTTGTAATCAGGATGATTGAACCCAACCCAAAGCCGCATCAAATCGCGGATACGCGGCGCGAGTCCGGCGATCACGTCCCAAACCTCGTTGCCTTTCCGCATCTTGAGAAAGTCGGTGGATTTTGGGTCCCAATTCACCTTGTAGCCTCCCGCTGTTGCGGCGAGCTGGAAAAGCACCACAACGCCAGCCGCAGTCACGGCCATGTCTTTCAAATTAGCCAATGCCGCCCGATTGAGTTCGCCCTTGTATCCATCAATAGCCAATCTGCCCAAATTGCGAACAGGTTGCGCCAGCATCTCCCACCGCGACCGCTCGTAACGCGGAGACGTGAAAATCGCCGACATCAAAGGACCGACCATCTTGGCGTTGCTCCGGCCCGTAGCGCTGTTGATGAAGTTCGCGCGCAGCTTCAATTCTTCCGGCGTGAACCCGCGCTTAACCGCCGCGTCAAACGTCCGCATCCGAACATCGTTGATGAACGTGGTTTGGAATCGCTCCAGTCCCTTGAAGAAAACGGAAGCCTTGATCGTCTTTCCGCCAATCTTTATGTCAGGCATCCGTGATAGCAGGCGCGTAATCACCAATTCTTCCGGGTGACTCATCGTGTCCGTGGTTTGCAGCCCATGTTCCTTGCGAATCGGCGCGACCGGCTTTCCGTCAATGACACGCTCGCGCATCTCCACTTCCCACCTGCCCATTGCCTCTGGCGAAAACATTGCCTTGGTTGCGTTTATCACAGCGACAGTCGCGTTGATCGGACGCGACCACGCAAACGCACCTTGCCGAGTCAAGACGCCAAGATCGCCGCCAAGGATGATGCCGCGCACCTCGCCCAGTGCCCTGACGCCCTTCTTCCATGCCGGTTGCTGACTTAGCTCATACTCCTTTTGGCGAAGGTCGATTTCGTCCTTCATCTTTTGCAGCTCCGCCTTTTTGTTCAGGACATCGCGGCGAAGCGCGGGCGTGACGGGCTTTGGACGTTTTGAAAAGTCGCCAGCGGCTTGCCGCACCCCACGCGCTTTTAAATCAGCCTCACGTCGTTTCATTGCGTTCAGGCGCGTATCGTTGTAACGGTCCTCTGGCGAGCGCACAGGCTTGCCAGCGTCGCGCGCAGCCTGATACGCGGCACGGCGCGAATCGCGAATAGCTTTTAATTGCGCAACACGGCGCGAGTCCGGCCCTTGTATCTTGCTTTTGCCAGCCAAGTCGCCTTTTGCTACTTTATCAGCGTAATTAGCAATAGCGCGTTCAAGCGACTTGATTTGCGACTGCTCTTTCAGATATCCAGGATCGCCCGGATTCTTGGCGTCGCGACGCATCTCGGCGGCGAGTGCCTTGAGTGCGTCGGTTTCGAGGCGAACGTCTTCTTCCAGTTGCGTCAGCGCCTCCTTGATCTTCGCCGGGTCTTTCACTTTGCCGGTGGAAATGTCGTCCAAGGTCTGTCCGGCACGCTCCCGTGCTATCATAGCCGAATCCAATGCCTTCTGAGCATCAGACAAAGGTGGATTTTTAACGGCATCTACTTCCTTTACGTAGGCTTCCAGCGCTTCTTTCTCAGCGCGCATCTGCTCGGTTTTTGCGCTGTCCGGCTGCGTCGGCCTTTTTTCAACAGGCTTTTCGCCCTTCAAGTAGCCGTCCAATTCCGCAATACGGTTTTTAATTCTTGTCTGTTTGGCCTCGTCTTTTGATGCAAACGCGCCAGGCTCTTGAGGCAACGACGAATCTTTCAAAAGCTCGCTACGCTCTTGCGTTAAACGGCGAAGCTCTTGATCCAGCTTTTCGCGCTGATACCCTTGCAGTTCCGGGCGAAGCTTCTCGTTTTTGATGCGGGCAATATCCTCCTCAATCTTCACCGCCTGCCGCGTTTTGCGCTTGAACGCTGCCGCTTCGTCGGGATTCGGGTAGCTCTTTTTTCCGTAGTCCACATACGCCCGATTTACGTCGCGCAATGTGGCTTCCGGCATAAATTCTTGAACAATTTTGGTGGCACGAGTAAAAATGTCCGATCTGTTTCGGTTTCCAGAGTCAATGATGCCATTAACAATTTGAGCTACTATGTTGCTAATTCCGTCGCCCCTTTCAATTGCTGCTCGTCCTTCGCCTACCAACGTGTCCTTGGACTTGGGTGGTTTTGGCTGTTTTTCAGGTGCGGTTGCTCCGGTCTTTACAGCTTCTGCAACCTTGGGTTTTTCAGATTTGATTTTACCACCAATAATCTTCTGCGCCGTATCCCACGCTTTGCCGTAAAAAGGTTTAATGCTTTCGTCAAAACGCGCAAGCATCACTTCCAGGGTTTTTGCTCTATTTACGCTGAATCGGCTAATATGCGATGCAATTTCATAAGCAAGATATTCTACAGCAGCGGCGGTATTTGCACTGTTTGATTCTGTTTTTGGTTTTGATCCAAGATATTTTCCTTCTCCCTTTGGTCCGCCAATTCCGCCTATTGCGCCAGACTCGCTACCAAAAAGCTGCCGCCAATTTACTTTAGCGCGCAGTTCGTCGCGTTTAGATTCAATGCCTTTTACAATTTCTTCGGCGCGAGCAAGAATAGATGGGTTATACGGCAAATTGCCAGTCCTTTGCGCGTCAAGCTTTTGAGCTTCCCTATCAGCAATAGCAGCAGCCAAGACCGAATCCACGGCAGCTTCCTCTATTTCTTTGCTTTCCTTCTCAACAACGCTGTCAATTTCTTCCTGTTTTTTCTTAATTGCGTTGGATTCCTTACGCAGCGCCTCGACTTCTTCCGGTGTCAAATCGCGCCCTTTTATTTTGCGTTCCTTGCGCGAAAGTCCCTGCAATGAATAATCGTCTGCAATCATCATTCGCCGCATCCGAAATCCTGCGCCTTTCTCGCTGCCAGTCTTGTCAGATGCGTCCTCAGTTTTACCAATGCGTTCGTTTGCTGCGTTAAATTCTTTGTCAAAAAAAGCTCGTTCCGTTGGCGTGATTGTCGGGTCAGGGTCAGCAAGACGTTCTGCCGCCGCGTCGCGTGCCGCGTATTGGTCTATCAATTCGCGGGCAAGAATTAATTCTTGAACATCGGTAGCGGATTTGGTTTCGCCGGCGTTAATGCTGTCCACTAATTTCTGACCAGCCTTCGGGTCCCTTTCCATAATTGCCTCCGCCTCCGCCATGCGGTCAGGATCAGAGCGCCGCAGCCATTCTTCGCGGTCCCCACGCTGCTCAGCAACGCGCCGTTGCTGAATTGGCTCTTGTGCAGACTGGAAAACTTTACGTGACGCTGCCTGATACGCAGCCTCCATCGGCCCCATTGCGCCAGGCCCGCCCATATATCCTTCTGGAAATTGACTGCCGTATGACTTTTTGCCGGTTGCAAGCGAATCCTCAATTGCCATAAGCATTTGCTCTGGCGTTTCAAAATCAAATCCACGTTCTTTTAAACTCTCTCGCAATTGATCTAAGGACTTTGCGCCTTTGCGAAAGAAACTCAAAAATGCTCCTTTGGATGCTTCGGCAATACGTTTTAACTCGCCAGTAGCATAGCGTCCTTTTTCGCCAAGAGTTGGCAAACCACCAAGTTGCTTAATACTTGAAAGCAACTCGTATCCTTTATTCTGTTCTACTTCTAATTGTTCGGTTTCTGCGCGCCGCGACTCTTCTTCCAACGTGTTTTCAATTTTGCGTTTGGCAGCGTTGAGTCGCTTAATATCAGCCTTGTTTGCTTCGTTGCCCTCCAGCGCTTTTACCTGATTATCCAAACTTTCCCACGCACTTGGCAAATCGCGGTTAGCCTCTAAGGCTTCATTGAGAGTTTGTTCAACGGTTGGTTCTGGTCCTTTTGGCTTGGCAGTTGCAGGCGCCGGGGCTACGGGTGCTGGGGTAACAGGTGCTGGCGCGGGGG